ATGCTAAAAAAGAAAGAGACGAACTACAAGGTCGTTTCTCTAAACTTGATAAGTCTTATGTATCTGAATTTGAAAACAGAGTTAAGACAAACATGGACGCTGCAAGACAAGCTTTAAAAACAGCTATCGAAGCACAAGATGTTGAAGGTCAAGTAAGAGCACAAGAGCAAATGGCTAACTTAACTGCTGATGCAGCTAGATTAGCTTCTTTGAAGTCAATACAGCAAGAACAACCAAAAGAAGTAGAAAAAGAGATCAATATCACACCTCAAAGAAGTGCATATGAAGCTCCAGCTACAGATCCTAAAGCAGAGGTTTGGGCATCTAAAAATGCTTGGTTTGGTAATGATTCTGCAATGACTTACACTGCTTTTGATCTACATAAAAAACTAGTCGAGGAAGAAGGTTTCGATCCTAAATCTGACGAATACTATTCGGAAATTGATAAAAGAATAAGACTTGAATTTCCGCATAAATTTGATAAGATGCCGGGTAATACTATAGAAAGAGCAAAACCTGCTCAAACTGTAGCTTCAGCTAATCGTCCTAGCATGACAGGACGCAAAAAAACTGTGAGACTCACTCCATCACAAGTAGCAATCGCTAAAAGATTAGGAGTGCCACTCGAAGAGTACGCAAAACAATTAACCACGAAGGAGGCATAAGCGTATGGAACAAGATAAAAACATAAAAACTTCTCGTGCGAGTCAAACAAGAGAAAAGGACAAACGTCCTCAAACTTGGACTCCCCCGTCATCACTTGATGCACCACCTGCGCCTGATGGATTCAGGCAAAAATGGTTGAGAGCTGAGACTATGGGCTTTGATGATACAAAGAACATGTCTGGCAAGATGAGATCTGGATGGGAACTCGTAAGAGCAGACCAATATCCGGATTCAAATTATCCGACCGTTAAAGAAGGCAAATATGCAGGGGTCATAGGGGTAGGCGGCCTATTGCTGGCTAGGATACCAGAGGAGATCGCACAGTCTAGAGAAGCTTACTTTCGTAAGCAGACCAAAGACAGAGACGATGCAGTCAACAACGATCTCATGAAGGAACAGCACCCAAGTATGCCGATCGATAGTGATCGACAAACACGTGTAACCTTCGGTGGTACTAAGAAGAGTTAATCTTTTAACGATTCGAAAACACCGAGTAACTAAAAACTAATAAGGAGTAATAACCTATGGCAAACATAAACACCCAAGGTTTCGGTTTAATTGCTGCGATGAGAGTTGGTAACACACCAGCTATCTCCGGCCAATCTAAATATGAAATCGATGCAGGTGAATCGAATGCTATTTACAATGGAGAGCCAGTAAAGATTGATATCAATGCTTCTACTGGTGGCTATATTGTAACTGCCGCGGCAGGTACTGCTTCAGTTGGTGTTTTAAATGGTGTGTTGTACACAGATGCAACTACTAAAAAACCAACTTGGAGTAACTACTACCCAGCAGCTACAACTCCAGCAAATAGTGAAGACATCACTGCATTTGTAAATGATGATCCTAATCAGGAATTTATCATTGCAACAAACGCTACTTTAGGCGGCACTCTAGCATTAAGAAAATCCAAAGTTGGATTAACTTACGCTACGACAGCAGCAGCTGGAAGTACAGCAAACGGAAAATCTTCTGTAACTTTAGACATCTCAAGTGCAGCTACAACAGCTAAACAATTGAGAATGGTTAGAGTGGCTGAAGACCCAGAAAACTCAGATCAAGAAGCAGCATACTGCTCTGTAGTTGTTAAAATCAACTTACATCAGATGACTGTTGGATCTTTGGCAACAGGCATATAATAGGAGGAATAAATTATGGCTATATCACGATCACAACTAGTTAAAGAACTAGAGCCAGGTTTAAATGCACTATTTGGCCTGGAGTACAAAAGATACGAGAACGAACATGCTGAAATTTTCGATTCAGAAAATTCTGACAGAGCTTTTGAAGAAGAAGTAATGTTATCTGGATTCGCAAATGCTCAGGTGAAAGGTGAAGGACAAGGCGTTTCTTACGACCAAGCTCAAGAAACTTTCACTTCTCGTTACACTCACGAAACAATAGCTCTTGCTTTCTCAATCACTGAAGAAGCGATTGAAGACAACTTGTATGACAGACTTGCGTCTAGATATACAAAAGCTTTAGCAAGATCTATGGCGAACACTAAGCAAGTAAAAGCTGCGAATGTATTAAACAATGCATTCAATTCAAGCTACGTTGGTGGAGATTCAGTAGAACTTTGTTCTACAGCTCACACAACTATAGCTGGATCTTTCTCTAATGAGTTAGCAACACCTGCTGACTTAAACGAGACATCTTTAGAGCAGTCATTAATTGACATTGCTGCTTTCACAGATGAGAGAGGCTTAAAAGTTGCTGCTAGAGGAATGAAATTAATTATCCCTAGTGAATTACAATTCACTGCGGAAAGATTAATGAAATCTGCTGGCAGAGTTGGTACTGCTGATAACGATATCAACGCAATCGCGAATATGGGAATGATCCCTCAAGGTTATGTAATTAACCATTACTTAACTGATTCTGATGCGTTCTTTATCAAAACAGACGTACCTAATGGCTTAAAAATGTTCGTAAGATCACCTATCAAAACTTCAATGGAAGGTGACTTCGATACTGGTAACGTAAGATACAAAGCTAGAGAAAGATACAGCTTCGGCTGGTCTGACCCTAGAGGTATCTTTGGATCACCAGGAGTATAATAAGCAATTTTGAGGCGGGACCACAATCCCGCCTCATTTAAAATGTAAAAAGGTGTTATGAAAGAATTCCGAGTACAAATCAGAGCATATGGATATTATGGTGATTTCAGAATTATGTCTGAAGACGATCCAATATCTATTGAAAATGCAATAGTTGACAAACTAGGAAAAAATGATATTGTCTGGGAAGTTGATGGATTTTATAATCAATCAATAAAATATATAACCTATGAGGAGGTTATAAAAAATAATGATGCAACAACATCTACACGATCTATACAAACAGAAAAAAGTATTGGATCTACAATGGGAACAGGAGCATCTTAATGAGGGTAGATATACTCTCAATATGGTTAAAATTGACCATAAGGTCAGAGAAGTAATTAATCATATAAAACAAGCTGAAGCTCAAAAAGCTCGTCTTGATAATAAGATTGAAGACGCTGTTCCACAAGTTTCAGTAGCTACTTAATAAAAAGCTACATTGTTGGAAAAAATCAACTCCACTTTACAGGCCCTCTTGCACTCTATCAAAAATTAACATATAATATTACCACTATACAATATAAATTCTGCATAGACGAGTATAGTCGACGGCCTAGAGACTATGCGGAAATAACTAGGAGGATAAAACTATGGCACAAACAACATTTTCCGGCCCAATTAAAGCTGGAACAATATCAAACACAACTGGAACTACATTAGGATCAAATATTGCTAACGTTGGTCAAGTAGTAATGTCGCAATCTGCTGCAATTACTCAATCAACTACAGCTGCTGAATCTGGAATCGTAATTCCTGCAAACAGCCAAGTATTAGAAGCAACTGTTTTTGTAACAACTGCTTATGATAACTCTGCTACTTTAAGTATTGGTACTTCAGCTACTTCTACTGAATTAGCAACTGCTGTTGCGGTTTCAACTGTGAACACAATTAAATTAGCATCTCAAGCTACAATTACAGATGCTGATAATTGGAAAGACATTGGAACAAGTGATGTTAAAATTTACACTAAATCATCTGCAACAACTGCAGATGCTGGTGTTGCTATTTTGACTGTAACATACGTTCAAAATAATAATTTAGCATAATACTAATTATTGTGGGCCTTCGGGCCCACACAAAATTTAGGAGACAAATATGAAATCAGATGTTAAAGCGGTACAAGTTACAGGAACAGGATCTGTTTTTGGTGGTAGAACAAGATTAAGAGGAATTATGATGACTAATGATGGTAGCACTGGAACTCAATCTATCACATTACAAGATGGTAATTCAGTAACTCAATGGATATCAGATTGCCCACAAGGAGATGTTTTTGCTTTCAATATTCCAGAAGATGGAATTTTATTTGAAGGTGGAATGACAGTTTCCGCTATTGGTGGTGATATAACTGCTACTGTAATTATAGACAAATAGGAGGCTAGATGGCTACCTCTGGTACTACATCATTCGATCTAACGATCGACGACATTGTTGAAGAAGCTTTTGAAAGAACTGGCATTAAAGGTGTAAGAACCGGACGTCAGTTAAAACAAGCTAGGACTTCTCTAAATATTTTATTTGCAGAATGGGGTAATAGAGGTGTGCACCTTTGGAAGGTAAAATCTGCAACAATACCTTTAGTGTTAGGTCAAGCAGAATATAATTATGCAAACGACAACACTAACTTTCCAACAGATATTAATGATGTGCTAGAAGCTTATGTTAGAGATAATACAACAGCCGCAGCTCCCGTTGATACAACTTTATCAAAAATAGATAGATCAGATTACGCAGCGCTACCAAACAAATTATCTCAAGGTACACCTTCACAATATTATGTTCAAAGAACTGTAAACCCAAGTGTATTTTTATATTTAACACCTGGCTCATCTTTTTCTGGAGCTAATTATCAATTAAAATTTTATTACATCGCAAGAATTGAAGATGCAGGTGCGTATACAAATACCGCAGATGTTGCGTATAGATTTATACCTTGTATGATTTCTGGTCTTGCATATTATTTAAGTATGAAAGTATCTCCAGAAATGACTCAAAATTTAAAATTAATTTATGAAGATGAATTACAAAGAGCATTGACTGAAGATGGTCAAAGAACTTCTGTATTTATTTCACCACAAACATTTTATGGAGATGGAGTATAATGGCTAATTTTGCTAGAGGAAAATTTTCACAAGCTATTTCTGATAGATCAGGTCAAGCATTTCCATATACAGAAATGGTAAAAGAATGGAATGGTTCTTTTGTTCATATATCTGAATATGAAGCTAAACATCCTCAATTAGAACCAAAACCAAGAATTGTCGATCCACAAGGTTTACAAAATGCACGACCCGCGAGAACCGAACCAACGGTACCTAATTTATTATCATCAAACCCATTTACAACAACAGCGTCTTCTGGAACTATTTCTGTTTATGAAGATGCGCATGGAAGAACAACTGGACAAACTGTTGTATTTAGAAATGCAACAACAGGAAATGGAATTACAGAAAGCAACTTGAATAATGCAAGTGGCTTTACCATAACAGTAACAGATGCAAATAATTATACATTTGCATCAGGTGAAACTGCTGCGGTTTCAGGAAGAATAGGAGGAGCGTTTGCATCGGCTGGTCCGGTAACGATTACACCATAATGGCATATACATATTCAAATTTAAAAACAGATATTAGAAATTATACAGAAGTAGATAGCAATGTTTTATCTGACTCTGTTTTAACTACGATTGTTAAAAATGCTGAAAATAGAATTTATAGAGATACAGACTCTGATGATGACAGATTTTATGCAACATCAAATCTACAAGCTGGAAATAGATATGTAACAATTCCATCGGATTTAAGATTTATTAGATATGCTCAATTGACTGATTCATCTGGAAATCAAGTTTATTTAGA